CGCTCATCCCCGAGCGCTACGACAGGGAGATCCGCACCGCCTCCGAAACCTGGCTCCCCGGCCTGCCGTGGGAATTGTGGAAAGCACAATTATTTCAGGAATCCAGGCTCCGGCCAGATGCCGTCAGCCCAGTCGGCGCTCGAGGTCTCGCCCAGTTCATGCCCGGTACGTGGCGTGAGGTCGCCGCCGCGCTCCGCTACGACGCGAGCGTGAGCCCGCACAGCATTGAGCCTGCCATCCTGGCCGGCGCCTACTACATGGCCCAGCAACGCCGGGCGTGGCGCACGGTGGCCGACTTCGACCGGCACCGCCTCGCCGCGGCGGGCTACAACGCGGGCCTGGGTAACATCCGCAAGGCCTCGAGGCGGGCCGGTGGCGCGACGGACTGGACGTCGGTGGCTGCCGCCCTGCCGGATGTGACGGGGCGGCACGCGCTCGAGACGCAGACCTACGTGACCCGGATCTGGCGCTGGTTCGCCATTCTGGCCGTCTGACCGTGGCCGAAGACTTGAGTGACCAGACTATCAGCGCCATACGGCGCGCCGTGGCCGATGAGCTTGACCATCGGTCCCGGGTCGATGCCGAAACCCACTACCTGCACCATCAAGCATGGCAGGAGTGGATCGAGTGCCGCCAGAAACGGCGCGAGGTTGCGCTCGCCGTGATCAAGCACGTATTGGGCTGGTCAGCGGTGCTGGGGGTCGGCTGGGTTGGGAAAGTCATCTGGGAGGCGCTCGCCGCCGCCGCGAAATCGCATGGAGTGAATCAGTGATCACAAGCGTTGTCCGCATGGGCCGCCGCATGAGCCACCGCATGGTACACCGGGTGCTGGTCGGCCTGCTGGTGGCTGTGACGCTGGCGGTCGTGGTGCAGTCCTGGCGATTGAACTCCGAGCAGGGGCGCCGCGCGGTGGCCGAGACAGGCCAACAGGCTGCACTGCAGCGCGTCCACGATGTCGAGCAGCGGGCGAAGACCCTCATGGCCCAGGTGGATGTGGGCAATGCCGAGCAGGCCGAGTGCGCCGCCGCCAATGCTTCCAACGTGGCGACCATCCAGCGCTACGTGACCGCGACGGCGGCACTGCGCGATGAGACCCTGCGCCTGAATACCGATCTGGAACGCGTTCGCCAGGCCGCGCGCCAGGCTCGCACCGCCGACGACGAGGCCGACCGGGCCCTCGAAGCCCGCCCCGACCGCCCATCCCCCGACGAACTCAATGCAGCGCTCGGCGAGCGCGGCGCCGGGTGGTTGTGGCAATGATCCCCCCCAACCTGGAGACTCCCATGAGCGAAGAAGCTGCCATCCTGCGTGTGCCTTTCATCGGCCTGATCGTGGCCTACTGCCTGAGCGCCAGCGACTGCGAGCGCATCAACCAGCGGCGTGCGGATGCCCGTGATCACATCGACGAACACCGGGCGAACGCCAACGGCGTGCAGATCCATGTCGGCAACAGCGTGGCCGAAGGCGATGTGTACCCGATGCTTATCACGCGGGTGTGGGGCGACGGGCCCGACGCGCTCGTGAACGGTCAGGTGATGCTCGACGGCAATGATGTCCTGTGGACAACTTCGGTCAAGGTCGGCGAAGGCCCGCAGACATGGGCGTGGTCGACTTTCTGATGAACCGCGCGGCCCTGATTGTCCTGTGCGCGCTGGGCGGTTGCGCCGGCCAGCCGCCGGTTGAGCCTGTGGCCGACCCGGTTGCAGCCCGGACGGTCACGCGCACCGAGACCGTGGACGTAGCGGTCGCCGCGCCGCGCGAGGTGCCGCCCGAGCTTCGCGAGCCCCTGCGCGTGGCACGGCCGACGCTGTTGCCTGCCGGCCAGGGTGACTACGGCCTGTCTCTGCAGGACGCGCTGCGCGTGCTGCGCATGGTGTCGGCCTACCGCCAGCACTACATGACCTGCGCCGGCTTCGCGAGCCCGGAACCTGCGAAATAGCCCCATGCCACACATCGGCCCGGACCGAGATCGCGCCTCCTGCGGCATCCTACGCTGTCACTTTGGTGCCAACTGCCTGTGAAACCAGCACTTTCGCCCAAAGAAGAGCGCTTCTGCCTTGAGTGGTGGCAGAACGGCGGTGATGCGCTTGCAGCCTTGCGCGCGGCGTTCCCGCACACCGACAACTGGAAAACCGCAGCTGCATCGGTTAAAGCAAGCAGGTTGCTCGATTCCGATAAAGTGCAACTAAGGATCAAGGAGTTACGAGACGCCGCCGCCGCTGTTGCGATGGTCGGCCCAGTCGAAACGCTCAAGGAGCTGGCCGCGCTGGTCTTCAATGACCCCGCCACCGCCTTCGACGAAGCGAACGATGTCCTGCCCATCCGCGACATGCCTCGCTCGACCCGCGCCGCCATCGCGGCCGTGAAACAGCGCCGGACGTTGCGCGGCGATCTCGTGACCGAGGTGAAGTTCTGGGACAAGAACGCCGCCCTGGATAAGCTGATGCGTCACCTTGGCATGTTCGAGCGCGACAACGCACAGAAGCAGGATGCCTACGAGAACCTGCTGCAGGCGATGACGCAGCTACTCGGCGGACCGCCGCCGCCTGTTGTTCGCGCCCCTGAAGCACCGCCCTTGCTGGAAGCACCGCCTACCGTGCAATGAGCGCCGCCGCCTCTGTGATGACCGACCAGATGCGGATGCTTCTGGAGTTCCGGTCCGACTTTGAATACTACGCGCCGCATGCGCTCAAGATACGCACCAAGGACGGCAAGGTCGTACCGTTTCGCCTGAATCGGGCGCAGACCTATGTGCATCGGCGCCTCGAGACCCAGCGCCGCGACCATGGCCGCGTGCGTGCCCTGGTGCTGAAAGGCAGACAGCAAGGCATGTCGACCTACATCGAAGGTCGCTTCTACTGGCTGACCAGCGGCACGCCCGGTGTTCGCGCTTTCATCGTGACGCACGAGGACGCCGCGACCGCCAACCTGTTTGAAATGGCCGCGCGCTACCACGAGCACTGTCCGGCTTTCCTGAAGCCGCGCACCGGCCGCTCGAACGCGAAGGAACTCATCTTCGATAGGCTGGACAGCGGCTACAAGGTCGCGACCGCAGGCACAAAAAACGTCGGTCGCTCATCGACCATTCAGTACATGCACGGCTCCGAGGTCGCGTTCTGGCCGCACGCCAAGGATCATCTTGCTGGCCTCGGGCAGACCATCCCGGATGCGAACGGGACGGAGGTCATTCTCGAATCGACCGCGAACGGGCCCACCGGCGAGTTCTACAGCCTGTGGAACGACGCGACGTGCGGCCGGAACGACTACATCGCGCTGTTCGTGCCGTGGTACTGGCAAGAGGAGTACCGCCGCGCCGATGCGGTTGCGACGCTCGAGCTGACGGCCGAGGACAAGGACTATCAGGAGACGTTCGGCCTCGACGATGCGCAGATGGCGTGGCGCCATGCCAAGATCCGCGGCGACTTCCGTGGTGATGTCTCGCTGTTCGACCAGGAATACCCGGCCACCCCGGCTATGGCTTTCCTGCACATCGACGGCCAGACACTCATCAAGGCGACGCATGTGGTCCGCGCCTGCGCCCGTAGGGACCTGGAAGCGCGCGGCGCCCGCATCATCGGGGTTGACCCGGCCGAGTACGGCGACGACGACACAGCGATCATCTTCCGCCAGGGTCGCGTTGCGTCGGATCTCCTTCGTGTGCATGGCAAGTCGCCAATGGAGATCGTCGGCATTGTCGCGCGCATGGCTGACCGGCTGGGCGACATCGACGCGATCAACGTGGACTCGACCGGGCTGGGTGCTGGCATCGTGGATCGCCTCATCGAGCTGGGCTACCCGGCCAACCGCATCATGGTCGGTGAGTCCGCCATCGATGATGTGCAGTACGCGCGCCGTGGTGACGAGATATGGGGCGAAATGCGCGACTGGCTGGGCGACCTATGCCAGATCCCGGATGACGAGGTGCTGCGCGGCGATCTGATCGCGCGCACGTACAGTTACGACTCGTCGCGCTGCATCAAGCTGACCCCGAAAGAGAAGCTGAAGGCCGAAAGCAAGAAGTCACCGGACGCCGGCGACGCGCTGTCGCTGACCTTCGCGACCCGATTCAACCCCAACTTCAAGGGCAAGAAGCTGAACCATCAACGCCGCTCCCGTGGCAAGGTGCTGTAAACCATGGCCGCAGTCATGAACACCCCCGGCGCGCAGCTTATGCAGTCCGGCGCAACCGCGGACATTCTCGAACAGCAGGAGCGGCCGAGCGGCATCGGCCAGGCCGCGCCGATCACCGAGGAGGAATGGGGCCAGTGGCTGATTGAGATCCACGACCAGCCGCCGTTCCGCAAACAGCAGGACCGTGATTGCGACTACTACGACAACAACCAGCTGGATGCCGAGCAGTTGGCCGAGATTGAGCGGCGAGGCATGTTGCCGGTGGTCGAGAATCTGGTTCAGCCGACCATCGATGTGGTGCTCGGATTGGAAGCGAAGATGCGCACCGACTGGCGCGTGCAGGCCGATACCGACGAATTCCAGGACGTTGCCGAAGCGTTCTCGCAGAAGCTGCACGAGGCCGAGCGCGAGTCGCATGCCGATTACGCGCTGTCCGATGCCTACGCGAGCGAGGTGAAGGCAGGTCTGGGCTGGGTGGAGGTCATCCGCGCGCGCGACCCGTTCGAGTACCCCTACGAGGTCAACGCCGTCCACCGACGCGAGATGTACTGGGACTGGGCCAGCCGCGACCGCACGATGAAGGATGCGCGGTATCTGTTGCGCCGCCGCTGGTTCGATGTCGATACGGTGGCAGCCTACTTCCCGCGCTTCAAGGAAGGACTGCGGCAGGTCGGCAGCGGCACCAACATCGACACATGGATCCGGGCCGACATGGAGGCCGCCGCGCGCGGCTTCGAGCTGGAATGGACAGGCCGCATGTCTACCGAGGAATGGGAATGGCGCGACACCAGCCGCCGCCGCCTCGCGCTGTTCCAGGTGTACTACCGCCGCCCGGTGCGAGGCTACGTGTTCAGCATGCCTGACGGCAGGCATGTCGAGTTCGACCCGCGCAACCAGTGGCACATGGCTGCCGTCGGCTCCGGCCGCGTGAAACCGCGCGTCGCGGTGTTCTCGAAGCTGCGGCAGGCCATCTACTGCGGACCGTTCAAGCTGTCCGACGGCGACGTTGAGCGGCGAAAGACGCCTTACACCCCGTTCTGGGCCTACCGCGAAGACCTGACCGGTGTGCCCTACGGCCTCATTCGGTCGATGATCAGCCCACAGGACGAGGTCAACGCTCGTACCCAGAAGATGCTGTGGTATCTGGCCGCCAAGCGCGTGACCATGGACAGCGACGCGCTCGACACCCAGCAGAACGACGTTCAGGAAATGCTTGAGGAAATTGCGCGCGCCGATTCGGTCGTGCAGCTGAACCCGAACCGGACCAACCGCGACGACAAGGCGTTTCAGGTGAACGACAACCTGACCCTGGCCGATGCGCAGTGGAAGGTGCTGCAGGACAAGCGCGAAACATTGCAGAAGGTGCGCGGCATCTTCAACGCGATGCTGGGCAGCGAGGACGGCGCGCATTCCGGGATCGCGATCAACTCCCTCATCGAGCAGTCGATGACCGTGCTGGCGTCGATCCAGAGCAATTACCAGTTTGGCCGGCGCGTGGTCGGGGACGACATCGTCGAGCTTATCCGCCAGGACCACATCGGCCGCGAGGTCGAGATCCTCGTGGAAGGGCAGGGCGCCCGCAAGAAGACCATCATCCTGAACCAACGCGTGCGGGACGAGCAGACCGGGATGATCGTTCTCGAGAACGACGTAGAGCGCTCGCGGCTCAAGGTCGCGCTGGAAGATGTGCCGTCGACGCCGGCCTACCGCGCGCAGCAGATGCTCATCATGTCGGAGATCGTGAAGTCGGCGCCGCCCGAGATACAGGCCATCCTGTATCCGGTTTATTTGGAAGGCACCGAACACCCGAAGCGCAAGGAGCTGGCCGATCAGATCCGCAAGATGACCGGTACGCAGAACCCGGACGATCTGCCTCCAGAGGAGCGCGCAGCGGTCATGCAGCAGCAGGCCGAGGCGGCAGACCTGAACAAGCGCATGGCGATGGCGCAGCTGGCCGAGCAGGAAGGCAAGGCCGAGACGGCCGTCGCCGCTGCCGCGAAGCTCCGCAAGGAGATCGAGACGCTGGGGCAGGGCATGGAAGGCGAGCAGGCCGCGGCCGTCGCCGAAATCCAGAAAATGGCCGACGAGCAGATCCGCGCCATGGAGCAGAAGGCGGCGCTACTCGAGCAGGCCGTGAAGGACCGCAAGGACGAGATCGCGGCCAAGTACAACGCCGAGGTCATGAAGGCCAGGTTGGGCGCCGCCGCCGAGGTCGAGACGGCCAAGGTCAACGCGAACAGCGAGCGCGTGATCACGGCGCTGGCCGAGAAGTTTGAGGAACTGAAGCGCGAGATCGCCGAGAAGGACGCCCAGATCGTGGCCGAGCGCGACGAGATCATGCGCAAGGTGCGTGAGGACCATTCCGGCGAGCAGTCGAAGCAGCTCGAAACTCTCATGAAGCAGATCGCGGAGGCCAGCGAGGACGCGGGCGACGCGATGACCGATGCGGTGAAGATGCTGGGCGAACAGATGAAGGCCGCGAACGCTGAGATAGCCCAGGCGCTGAAGGCGGTGACGAGCACAGCCATAGCGCCGGCACAGGCGGCAACCGCCGCGCAGGACGATGGGGCCGTGGAAATCTCCCTCGAGACGGACAAGAGCGGCCGTGCGGTCGGCGCCGTGGTCAAGAAGGCCGGCGGCACGACGCGGTTCGCGATCAAGACGGATGCCAAGGGCAACCCCATCGGCGCGACGACGACGGGAGACAAGTCCTGATGTATCTCATGGCGCTCGCAGATACCAGCCCGCACGCGCATTTCGAATCACTGCAGGCTGGCGTGCTGTCGGCCTGGGGCCTGCGCGATAACGTCGAGATACACGCCAACAACGTCTCCGAAAACTGGTCCTACGATGCCGTGGAGGATGCGGCTAAGTCGACCATGAACGGCGCGAACATCAGCTACGCCACGGCCGATCAGATCATCCTGCCCTTCGCTTCGGCCATCGACAGCAACGTCCACGACTACATATCGTGGCAGTGCGAAGTGAAGTACGGCGCGGCCTGGGTCGGCGACCTCGGTGCGCTGCTGAACCACAAGGCCATCCGGCTCGACGACGCGGCGAAGCTTTTCAACGGCGGTGTCGGCGATGAGCGCATGCACGAGCTCCAGATGCGGTACTCGGTCACGGACGGCACGGCCGTCGCGGTGCCGACGCTGCGGAGCTACTCGTGCACGAACAGCCCCTCGACCAACGAGGATCCGCTGCGGGACAGCAACTCGAACCCGATCAACTGGCAGCCGGGCGGCTCGCGCTACTACCTGTCATCGTCGGGCAGCATCCCGGCCACGGATCACATGCAGTCTGGCAAGCCGTTCATTTTCCTGCCCAATACGTGGGTGCGCATCACCTACGTCTGGGACAAGGCGACTGGGCTGGTCACGCTGACCATGGCCGACGCTGACAACCAGGCGGCGAAGGTGATCGAGTACCTGTCGTCGCGCAGCACTGGCCGCACCTGCGCCGACACGCTGCGGTTCGAGTTCAACAGCAGCCAGACAGCGCCGCCGAACATGACGACGGATCACGACATCTGGTGCCGCAACGTCCTGATTGATGTGAACCCGATCCCGTTCGGCACGATGGCAGCCTGATGTACGCGGCTGACTGCTGTTTCAAGGTGTTACCATGACCCTCGTCGCACTCCCTGGCTCGCCTATTCGTTGGCCTAACCCGTTCCCCAGCGGCGGCTTGCCGGCGCTCGCGGCTGCGTCTACGGCGGACGCGGTGGGCGAAATCATTGCGTTTATCGGGCATGTGCGATTTGCCGCAGGCGCGGGAACGTCCAAGACGTTCAGCAGCAGCGGCGGAAGACTGGGTTTTCGCACCGGCACCGTTGTGTGGGTGAATGGAGCGACGAATGTGCGGCTCGGCATTCAGGATGTGTCCGCAACGACTGGTCCCGTCATGCAGCCGGATCAAACGTGGACGGGCGAGACCTACGCTGACATCGTGCCGGGCGTGGATACGCTCAACTCTGCAGCGTGGAATAACATTGCAATGGACACCGGCAGCGGTCGCACGCTGACGCATGGTGATCTAATTGCCGTAGTTTTCGAAATGACGGCAAGGGGTGGCTCGGACACGTTCACACTGACTGGCCTCGCCGCATTGCAGTTGCAGCACCGCTCTTTGATGGTGCTGAAAACCGCCAGCTATGCCGCAGTCAATACCATCCCGAACATCATTATCGAGTGCGACGACGGCACGCTCTGCACGCTGATGGGCGCGTTTCCATGCAGCAGCGTCACTACACGCACGTTCAACACTGGCACGGCATCGGCAGACGAGTACGGCAACCGCATCGTGCCGCCGTTTGCGTGTTCCGTGGATTCTCTGTGGTCTGCCGTGGATTTAGACGGTAACGCTGAATTCAAGCTCTACAGCGGCACGGCGGCCAGCCCCGTCGATGAAGCCGATGTGCAACTTGACGCGAATCAGCGTGCCTCGTCTGCAGGGCTGTTTCTTAACGCAGGATTGGCGACCAAGGAAACACTGACGGCAGGCGCAGAGTACTTCGTTACCTGCCGGCCAACTTCCGTGACCTCGTTGTCACTTGCCGAAATAGGCGTCAACAGTAACGCGCATCTTGCTTTCTGGCCTGGTGGAGTGGACTGCTACAAAGTGACGCGCTTGGATGACGCGGGCGCGCTGACTGCCACGACAACGGCGGTATTTCTGATGGGTTTCGGCATCTGCGAGCTGGATGATGGGGCTGGCGGTGGCGGTGGAGGCGGTGGAATCAGTCGGGCGCGCGCCGGATCGGGAATGGGATCATGAGTGAACGTATTCCGCAGTCCAGTTCGAAGCGCGTGGTGTTCCGCGCGTTTCTTTCCAGTGACCACGTAACGCCAGCGACCGGCAAAACCATCGCGATCACGATCAGCAAGAACGGCGGCGCCTTCGCCAACCCCGCAGCGGGTGCAACGAACGCCACGGAGATCGCCAGCGGCTTCTATTACTTCGATCTCGGCACGGGCGACACCGACACGCTTGGCCCCTTGGCGTACCGGGGCGCCGAGGGCACTATTGACGATGTGGGCGATTGCTACACGGTTGCAACCGGCCTGGAGTTTGCAGCAAACGTAACGCAATTCGGCGGTGTCGCAGGCACATTCAGCGGCGGCCGGCCGGAAGTGAACGTCAGTCACATTTCCGGCGACTCAGCAGCGGCGGACAACTGCGAGGCGTGGTTCGACGGGACCGGGTACGCGGGCACGAACAATGTCATCCCGACCGTGACCACCGTCAACGGGCTGGCGGCTGGCGTGATTACAGAGGCCAGCATTGCGGCTGACGCCATCACGGCAGCAAAGATTGCCACGGGCGCCATCGACGCTGATGCAATAGCGGCGGACGCGATCACGGCGGCGAAGATCGCAGACGGCGCGATTGACGCCGCGACATTCGCGGCAGGTGCTATCAATGCCGCCGCCATCGCAGACGGCGCAATTGACGCGGCGACCTTCACGGGCGGCACGCTGCTGGACGCGGCCGGTATTCGCGCTGCGCTGGGCCTTGCTGCGGCGAACTTGGACACGCAGCTTTCCGGGGTTCCGACAGCCGTCTGGGGCGCTGGGACACGCCAACTGACCGGAACACAGACGTTCAACCTGACCGGCAGCATCACCGGAAACCTCAGCGGCTCCGTCGGTAGCGTGAGCGGTTCCGTGGCCAGCGTCGCGGGGGCTGTGGGATCTGTAACTGGCGATGTCGGCGGCAACGTGGCTGGCTCTGTCGGAAGCGTCACCGGCCTGACCACTGCGACCATCGCCGCAGCGGTATGGGGATACACACTTGAAGGCGCCATGACTGCCATCCATTGGGCGCGCATCGTTCTGGCGGCGCTGGCCGGCAAGTCGAGCGGTCATTCAACGTCGTCCCCGGCATACCGTGACCTTGCTGATACCAAGAATCGGATCACGGCCACGACGGACGCTGACGGACGCACATCGGTGACCCTGGACGGCAGCTGATGTTCTTCGATGCCTACTTTCACGCCGAATACTGGCAGGTTGGGTATTGGGCGCGGAGTACCGGAGATCCTGTGGTTGTCGTGCCGCCGGTGCCGTCCGGCAGCGGTGGCTACGACATCACCGACGACGACCACGAGCGCGAAGAACACTATCGCAAGCGTGCGGAGTACATCGCCAGACAGGTTGCGACACCTGTCTCGCCGAAACCTGCGCCGCTCGAGGTCGCAGCCAAGGCGCCGGCAGATCCGACCCTTTCGATACTTTCGACACTTCCGTCCCTGGGGCTTTCGGACGCTGAAACTGTCGCAGAAGTCGCTGTCGCAAGACCGGCGAAACCCCGAAAAGCGAAGCCTGTGGCCGTCGCAGACGATCCAGTCACGGCTGAAATTGCGGCAATCGAGTCAGAGATACTGGCCCAGGAAGCCGCTGACCTGGCCGCGCACAACCAACGTATTGAGGCCCTTCTGCTGATCATGGCAGTGGCGGCGTAACAGAACGTAATCAGAGGACACGACCATGCCCAGCGCACCACTACCGTCCACGTTCAACTTCGCCGAGAAGGGCATCGCGTTCGGTTTCGACCCGGACATCAGCCCGGCGGGCCTGCTGGTCCCTGCGTACATGACCAACAACGCCATGCACGTATGGGTGAAGTCGAAGCAGGCCGGTGAGCGCGACGAGAATGCGACCAACGGCAGCGACTTCATGGAGGTTTCCGCGGCCTGCATGGTGCAGGAAGTGGCTTTCGGGGCGGGGGACACGGTCCTGAGCACCGGCCCGGCCATTCTCTATGGCTACCGTGTCACGACAGCGCTCAGTGCCCACGCATGGACCATCGATGACGCCGCAGGAACCGTGCGAGTCCGGATCCTTGCCTCCAGCCCGGCCGGCCTTCAGACGCTACCCGGTCCGGTCATCTTCAAGACCAGTTGTACGGCCAATGTCGGGACGAGCGCATCGGCAGGCGTGATCGAGTTCTACTTCCGCAAGGTGCCTGCTGGTACCGTGGCCTGGGCGTACTGATATGACGCTGACGGCTGGCGTCACGACGCTCGAGTCGATGCTCCACCCCTATCCGGCGCAGACGATTGGCGGCTACAGCGTCGGCTACAGCACCGCCTATGGCTCACAGGCCAAGACACGGTCATTCCGGGGACGACTGCCGGCCGGATACACCGCGACGAAGCGCTACCCGCTGGTGATAGCACTGCACGGTGGTCGTTCCGGCGGCGAAGACCAAGAGACCATGACGCAGTTGTCGGCGCGCGCCGACCGCGATGGGTTCATTGCCGTCTACCCCGATGGTCTGGGCTGGGACATCGTCCAGGTTCTGGGTGGCGGCTCAGGGAGTCTGACGTCGATCACGGTGGGCGGTGACGAGATCCTGACCGGCACGGTGAACTGGACCACGAACGCCGCTACCACGGCGGGCCTGCTGGCTGCTGCCGTGGGTGCGAACGGTTACACGGGCGTCGCGGCGGGCGACTTCGTCTACTTCGCGGGTCCGCACGGCGGCAACGTGCAGGTCGTCGGGACCATGTCTGAATTTATCGCCAAACTGAATCCGGGCTGGAACGCGTCCGATCAGGTCACTGGCTTCCCGGCGCCGTCGGCTGCCTCGCTGGCGATGGCCGGCTGTCCCTCGAGCTACGTGAACACCGACACATGGGCCGAGCGCTGGCACCTGCCTGATGTCGACTTCATTCGGCAGCTGATCGGCTGGGTGAAGCGCAATGCCTCCGTCGATGACCAGCGCATCTACATCATGGGCTTCTCGAACGGCGCACGCATGGCGCACCGCTGCGCGCGTGAACTGTCGGATCTTGTGGCGGGTGTCGGCTGCATGGGCGCCGGGATCATGCTGACGAACTACGACACCAACAGCCCCTTCCGCAACGTCCCGGCGCGGCCGGTGCCGCTCATCTACATGCACGGCACGCGCGACCCTCTCGCTTACTACGGCGGCGAGTACCCGTACCCCGGTGGTGGCGGGCCGGCGGATGGCGACTTGATTAGCTACAACCTGGGCAACGCCTACTACCTGAACCCGGACGAGACGGTGAAGGAGTACGTGCTGCAGGCCGGTGGCGACCCGACGAAGTACTCGCAGGTCGTGCTGCCCGAGGTGAACAACGATATCTACGACACATCGATGGTCGTGCGCCGCTGGAACGCACCATCTGGCACTGACTGTGACGTCGAGCTGTGGCGCCTCATCAACACCGGGCATACCTGGCCGATGCTGGGCGCCGAGAATTGGGCCTACGTGACCGGCAACTGGGCAACCGACATCAACTTCATCGGTCGGCCGAACTATCAATTCAGCGCGACCGACACGATGCTGAAATTCCTGCTGCGCCATCGCTGGGACAGCAATGCGCCCGTGGCGCGGGCGTCGACCGCGACGCATACGCGTGAAGCGACGCGCCAGTACGTGACCAACCGCGCCGCCTCACGGCGCTGACGAATTTCGCAGGCCGGCAACGGCCAGTGAACCAACCCGCTTCGGCGGGTTTTTTTGCGCCCGCAATTCCGAAACGGATCGAAAAACGCGCCTCGTCCTGCGCGGGAAAGCGGGTGTCTCTCAACCCTCGCAGCCATGCGACAAATGGCGAAGGTGAACGATGGACTCAATGAACAACACCGAGTTTGACCTGGCGACGATTGACCCGGATTCCCCGGAATTCGCAGCCATGTTGGACAAGGCGATGGGCGCTGAAGAAGAACTCCAGGACGAACAGGTCGAAACCAGCGCGACGGCCGGCGCAGCCAGGAGTATGGGGAACGAGGACAAAGCAACCGGCATCCTGGCCGCAGATGGCAAGCACATCATCCCGATCGATGTGCTGCGCAGTGCGCGCGCTGCTGAAGCGCAAGCACGCGAAGCCGCGGCCGCCGCGATAGCGGAACTCGAAGCACTCAAGGCGGCTGCCGCCAAGAGTGAAGCGGGCGACGAGATCGAAGTGGATGTCGAGCAGTCGGACGAACTCGATGCACAGCTGGCGACGCTCGCGGAGGACTACCCGGAACTGGGTGGGTTCGCCAAGAACCTCGCTGCGCAGGTGAAGGCGATGCGCGATGTCGTGAGTCAGCTCGCGGCAGACCGTGAAGCCAATGCGACGCAGGAGCGCGTTCAGCGACAGTTGAGCGTGCGCGAAGCCATCGACAGCAATCCGACCTTGCTCACATGGGAGCAGAGTGATCCAGAAGCGTGGTCGCGTGCCGTTGCATACGACAAGCTGCTGCGCGAACGGCCGGACTGGCAGGGGAAACCCATTCAGGAACGGTTCGAACAGGTCGCGAAACTCGTCCAGGTCGATTACCCCAGCGCCAAGAAGCCCGTCGGCACCGCACCGAAGACGGACAACGGTATCGCATCGAAGGCCAGAGAGGCGCTCGCAGCAGCGAGTGACCTCGAGATCGAATCGCTGACTCAGATCCCGGGCGGTACGCCGCCGAACGATCAGGAATTGGCGGGACTGTCCGTGACGCAGCTCGAAGCAATGTTCGAGCGCAACCCGGACAAGATCGACGCACTTCTCATGCGCTACGCCTGACACCGTCCTCGGTTCAACAACCCACACATGACCCGCCTCGGCGGGTTTTTTCGTTTCTGAACAGATAGGAGACCTCGCAATGACTGCGACTTCCATTCCGTCCAGCAGCGGGTTGGCGAACAAGCTGATTTCTGTCGCGCTGTTTGCTCAGACCTGCCGCTCTCCCAGCATCGCCAACATGCTCACCGGCCCCGCGCCGCAGGCAAGCGAAGCTTGTCGCAAGCTCCAGAGCCAGTCGTCCGCCGGCTATCCGTGCGTGCGCGTGACCAACCTCCAGAAGACCTGGGGCGACAAGATCACGATGGACTGCGTCAACATCGTCGGTGGCAAGCCCATCGTCGGTGACGTCAACGCCGAAGGCAAGGGCCGGCCGCTGTCTTTCAGCAGCCAGGAATTCGTCATCAACCTGCTCACGCAGGTGCTGGATGTCGGCGGCAAGATGACGCAGCAGCGTACTCGCCACGATCTTCAGATGCTGGCGAAGGACATCGCACGCGGCTACATGGCGCGTCTCGAGACCTGCCAGACGCTGGTTCACCTGGCCGGCGCCCGTGGCGAACAGGCTGGTGATTCGTGGCCGGTGCCGCTTTCGAGCGACGCCGACTTCGCGGACATCATGATCAATCCGGTCAAGGCGCCGACCTACAACCGGCACTTCGTGTGCGATCACACGACCACGACCGATCTGGTCAAGGGCGGTCAGCAGATCCCGAACCTGACCAACTCGTGCTTCCTGAAGCTCGAACACATCGACTGGATGCGCACCTATCTCGACAATCTCGAGTTCCGCATGCAGCCGGTGAAGATCGCCGATGACCCGGCCGCCGAAGACGAGCCGCTGTACGTCCTGCTGGTGCCACCGAATTCGTGGCGTCACCTGCTGACGAACACCAGCGGCGCGGTGCTGCGGACGTTCCACCAGAACGCGTTCCAGCGGGCGAACTGGGGCAGCAAGCATCCGCTGTTCAAGGGCGAAGTCGGGATCTGGAACAACATCCTCGTCAAGAAGGTCGAGTACTCGGTCTACTGGGCGGCGAACGGTTCCAGCACGACCAAGTACAACGCCAGCACCGACACCGCCGGCGAGGAAAGCGGCACGGCGACGATGCCGACCATTTCCGGGTGGCAGGTCGAGCGCTGCATGTTGCTGGGCGCCCAGGCGGTCGCCAACGTGTACGGCCGCAATCAGTCGTCGGACTACTACTACGGCTGGCTGGAGAACAAGTACAACTTCGGCCGTGCCAAGGAAATCGGCGTCGAAATGATGAACGGTAAGGGCAAGGTGCGTTTCTCGCCCAAGGATGCGACGGGCACTCCCATCGCTACCGATCACGGCGTCACCATCATCGACGTGGCCGCGAAGGCCATCCAGTAAGGCGAGGAGGACACACTCATGCCCACTTACAACCCTGTCAATCTCGCCAAGGCGCTGCACGGGGCCGTGTTCGGCAACCGCAACGTCTTCGTCGACCGCGTGGTCATCACGGCCACGCTCACCAACGGCGACCAAGTGCGAATGGTCCGTGTGGCCGGCGGCACCCTGGTCGATCGCGTCACCATCAATACGCCCGATCTGGACTCGACCACGACGCTGACCGGCAAAATAGGTTTCATTGCCGAAGACGGCACGGTCCTGGACGACGACATCGTAGTGGCTGACGGCGCCATCTGGCGTGCTGCCGGCACGGCGACCGTCGAACTGTGGCCGCCGTTTCTCGTCGAGAAGGACGCGTTTCTGGTGGCTTCCATCACGGCAACTTCTGGTGGCGGCACCGGTACGGTTCACGCCAAGGTGGAAGGCGAGATGGTCGGCATCAAGTAAGCCGCGAGGCTTGCTGCAATCTGGAAGACGGCCCCGCTTGGGGCCGTCTTTCTTTCAGGAGGACACATGACAGAGCGACGCAAGCACCGCGCTACCGGTAATCCGGTCGGCCGGCCGCGCAAAGAACAGGTCGCGGCGAGTACGCCGGACACCACCGTGCGGCGGTACGGCCCGGAATCCCTCACCGAGGATGAAGTGCTGGAACTCGAGCAGCCCATCATCCGCCAGGACTTCACGCAGATGAACGAGCAGCAACTGCGCGCGTTCGCCTACGAGCATTACGGCAGGCAATTCCCGGAAGGTGAGTCGTTCGAGACGATCCGGAACGACGTCAAGATGCGCACCGGGATGAACCTCTACCAGCGGTATGCCTGATGGCGCGCATACAGGACATCGTCAACCTTGCGCGTGAGTCGCTGAACGACGACGAGAAGATCCGCTGGCCGGATGACGAGTGCCTGTTGTACGCGCAGGACGCGCTGGACGCGATCTACCAGATCCGGCCAGACCTTTACATCACGCAGTTCAACACCTTCAATGCCGAGACGTTGAAGCTGACCAGCCAGAACCCGCTTGAGACGCGCTACCGCCGACAAATAGCGGACTACATCATCATGCGCTGCATGATGAAGGACGACGAGGCGGTCAACGCTAACAAGGCGGTCAACGCCAACGAATACTTCATGTCGAGGCTGCTGACATGACCGCGATCACCGACTTCTACGACTACGTGATGCCGCACTGCCCAGGTCTGGGCAAGCTGCTGGCGTTTCAGTCGGTCCGCAGCGCAGGTATCGAATTCTGCGAGCGCTCGCTGCGCTACCGCTACGACCATCCGGCAATCGACGTTGTCGGCAACACCAGCACGTACACGTTGACGCCCGAGGCCAGCGCGCGCGTGTGCGACATCCTAAGCGTGCGCTACAACGGCACGCTGCTGGACCCTGCCACCGATGACGAACTCGACATGCTGTGGACGGACTGGCGGACCGTGGCCGGATCGGTCGGCTACTACCAGGGAACGCTCGCCATGAACGCCGTGAAGCTCATCCGTACCCCGGATGTGAGCCTGACCGATGGCCTGACCGTGGTAATCGCGCAGGCGCCGGTCCACAACACGACCACTTTTCCGGACTGGATGTTCGAGCGGTATCGGGAAGGGATTGTCGCAGGCGCGTTCATGCGCCTGTACGCGATGCCGAAGAAGCCGTGGAGCGACGACGGTCTGTCTGTCTACTACGGCAACATGTTCGACCAGGCCATCGGGCGCGCGAACACCGACAAGGCGCAGGCCGACACCCGCAAGCGGCTGCGCACGACACCCTGCTTCCGATGATCGACATTCGCACGTTCGGCGGGATTATCCCGAAGCGCGACCCGCACCTGCTGCCGGAGACGGCCGCACAGATCGCCGCGAACTGCAAACTGTGGTCCGGTGCCATCGATCCCATGCGCCAGCCGTTGCTGGCGTTCCAACCGACCAAATCGGGCGACATGATCTCGATGTACCGGGTGGACGACCGCGCCGGCGGATCGGACTTCTGGCTGTCCTGGCCGCGCGATGTCGATGCCATCCGTGGCGCCGTGGTCGATACCCAGCAGCGGGTCTACTACACCGGCGACTACGAGCCCCGCGTGACGACCTACGAAATGGCGACTGCCGGCACCGACACGCAGGACGGATCTGATCGGTATCCGGCCAGCTTTGGCACCAGCGGAACAGACTACCCTCGAGCGTTCTACGCGCTGGGTGTGCCGAACCCGCTCACCGCGCCCGTTGTGGCGCCGTCCGGCGGCGCCGCGGCCGATGAGGAACGGGCCTACCTCTACACGTTCCTGGACATGTGGGGGCAGGAGTCCGGGCCCAGCCCGGCGACGCTCGCGACCGGCAAGCCGGACGGTACCTGGGCACTTTCGAGGCTTCAAACGGCGCCGCTGAACACGGGCAGCATCGTGGCCGCCACGCACTCTGCCGGCACGGTCACCGTCTACACCAGCGCGCCGAACTGGCTGAAGGCTGGCCACCGGATCGCGGTCTCGAGCGTGAGCGGTATGACCGATCTGAACGCCAACCACACAGTCACCGACGCGCTGAACGTGTCCGTGACCACCGTAAGCCGGGCCCGCAATGCCAACGTCGCGACGTTGGTGTTGAAGTCTGTGGACGGTCTCAAGGTCGGCCAGACAATTGTGGTCGCTGGCTTGGGTGGAGCCAGCTACAACGCCACGGCCGTCATCACGGGCGTCAACGCCGCCATCAAGGCCATCACCTACGCCAACACCGCCGGAAACGAAGGAACGACGGCCGACACTGGCGGGCTGGTTGAAATGGGCATGTTCCGGGTCGCCCTGACCACGGCACAGACCTACACCAGCGGCGGCACCTGGAAGCGTGAGGCACCGTGGAACGTGAACGGACTGGTGAAGCGCATCTACCGCACGGTCACCGGTGCCGCTGAGACGGTCTACCTGCGGGTCGACGAAGTGGCTGCCGCCACGACGACCTACAGCGACACCGTGACCGCCGCGAATCTGGGCCCGGTCTTCGCCACCGAAGGCTACGACACCCCGTCGGGCACCATGATCGCGATCACCGCCATGCCGAACGGCATGACCGCCGGTGCTGCGGCCAACGAGGTCTGCTTCGCGGAGCCGTTCAAGCCTTACGCATGGCCCGTGGTGTACCGACAGCCGGTCAACTGGCCGATCGTGGGCCTGGGCGCATTCGGGCAAAGTCTGGGCGTGATCACGACGGCACTGCCGTACATCGCAACCGGCACGCACCCGGGCGCGATCTCGATGCAGGACGGCGACACGCCCTATCCCTGCCAGGCCAAGCGCGGGATCCAGAGTCTGGGCTGGGGCGTCACCTATCCCGCTGACGCCGGCATGGTCGTGCTGTCGGCACGAGGGGTCGAGCTTGCCACCCAGTCCTTCTACTCCCGCGACGAGTGGCAGGACGCGGCAAACGGGGGCGATTTCGCGGCCTCCATGGTGTTCGAGGGACGGTACTACGCCTTCTGGACCGAGGGCGAACTGTCCTACGCCTACATCATGGACGCCAAGGAGCCTACCGCGGTCATCACGCAGGGCACCGAGAAGGCCATCGGCGCATGGTGCGATCCCGAATCCGGGCTGGCCTACATCCTGGACAAGAACGGCGACATCATGCAGTGGGACGCCGATCCTGCTTATCGCCTGACCTATCAGTGGAAGTCGGCCATCTACCGCGCGCGAGAGCCGATCAACTACGGCGCCGCGCGGATCGAAGGCGATTTCTCCGTCACGCCAGCCGAGACCGCCGCGATCGATGCCGTGAACGCGGCACGCGTGATTGCCAACGCCGCTCTGATCGCCGGCATGACTTCCGGGATCCCGACGCGTGACAACCTGTGGGGCTCGCTGGGCGGGCGTCCGCTGGGCGCGCTGGCCCTGGCGAAGACGCGGCTGGCCGATCTGCTGTCATCCGCACCGCAGTTCATCACCTTCCAGCTGATCGCGGCCAATGACGACGGCACGCAGGTTGTGCGGTTCTCGACCACCTTGACCAAACAGGGCACGTTCCGTCTCCCCGGCGGGTACATGTCCGACAAGCACCATGTGAACTTGGTCGGCAACGTGCGCACCACGCGCTGCCTGGTCGGGCCGACCGCTGACCTTCTGCGCAAGCGCTGATGGCGGTCAAGAAGCCATCGCTACCCCTGCCGTCTGACAGGGGATTCGCGGCTGCAGCAAAAGAATGCCTCGAGCGGATCATGGGACGCCGCGGCGGACGCACCGAGAAAGTCCCGGCCATCGCACTCGACACCCTCACCAGCGCGCCGACGGCCGCTGACTTCAACACCCTGATGGCCGCGCACGAGACGCTTCGCGCGCGCTTCAACGATCTGCTGGACCAGCTCGAGGATCCGTAATGGCAAAGCTCAAGTACACCGACAACGCCGCCTCGCTGCTGACCGTTGCGGTCCTGAACACCGACGTTCCCGCGTCGCTTATCCTGACGTCCGGCACCGGCGCCAAATTTCCCGCGCTGTCGGCCGGCGACTGGTTCCCGGTTATCGTGATCAAGGCCGCGACGCTGGCCTACGAAGAAATGCGCGCCACCGCCCGCAGTGGCGACACCATCACCGCCACGCGCGCGCAGGGCGGCACCACGGCGCTGACGTTCGACATTGGTGACGTCGTCTACCTGGGCTCGACAGAGAGCTTCATCGACGAATTCCTCATGACTGAGGACGCTCAGGGCGGAAAACCCCACTGGTTGGGCCTCGTGAGCGGCACGGACACGCTGACCGCTGGCGCCACGCCCGCAATCACGGCCTACGCGGCCGGTCAGCTGTTCACCTTTCAAGCCGAGGCCGACAACACCACGGCCGTCACCATCAACATCGACAGCGCCGGTGCGCAACGCATCATCGACAACAACGGCGCCGAACTCACCGCCGGCATGCTCAAGACTGAAGGCGTCTACCAGATCCAGTACGACGGCGCCGACTTCCGTTTGCAGACCACGCCGGCACCGGCGCTTGCCAGTACCACCGTGGCGGGCCTGTTCCGCATCGCCAGCACCGCCGAAGTGCTGGCCGGCGCCGCCCTGGACGCGGCCGTGACGCCGTTCACGCTGGCGCGCGCGCGTGTCGGCGAAGTTGTCATGTGGGTGAGCGCATCCGCCGTGCCGACTGGCTGGCTTGAGTGCAACGGCCAGAACTTCACATCGGCGACCTATTCCGACCTGGCGGCCCTGCTGGGCACGACATGGGGCACGCCCAGTGTCGGCCTGACGACCACGCCGAACTTTTCCCGCCGTGTCCCGATGGGGGCCGGCGGCACCGGGACCGGCACGATCGGCAACGCGGTCGGCAATACCGGCGGCGCGGAGTCCGTGAACCTCGCACACACGCACACGCAGCAAGGCACGTTCACCACGAGCGTGAACAGCACCAACATCGGCGACGACAACCAATCGCCGCCAACGACTGCAGCCAAAGACCACACGCACACGGTCACGATTTCCGGCAGCACGGCCTCAGCGCTCACCACGACCTCGCTGATCCAGCCGGCAGCCATCGTGAAGTTCATCATCAAGGCGGTGTAACCATGATCGAGATCCGCAAGTCAGTATGGCCGGGCTCACCTGAAGAACTGGATGCGGCTGTGAAGGACTTCCGCATGAAGCTCGCCATCCACAAGAACACCGTGGGTGTTCCTGCCCCGGTCGCGAGCGACCTGGTCGAATACCTTGCCCGGTCCCGCGACGAGTACCGGATCGTGTCGGACCCGACAACCTCGTTCTATGTCCGGCACAAGCAGCTGGTCGACCAGTCCGCGCATGTCGTGTTCGGCGCGCTGGTCGCCGCGGCGCTGGCGCTGGTCCTTCCTTGGTACGCGGCTTTCGGCCTGATGATGGTGGCCGCGTTCGTGCGCGAGCTTGCACAGCACCGGGGATTCAATCTCGGAGCGGGTAGCGCGCTCGACCTCGCTTTCTTTGCTGTTGGTGGCGTGCTGGGGATCCTGCCCGGGGTGCTGTCGTGAATACCTGGACCGACGAATCCATCGCCGGCCGCACGCCGGAGCAGCTATTCGCCGGGAACGAAGCCGCCTACGCTCTTGCCCTGTTGCTCATTCAGGTCTCGAACGTGTGGGACGACATCATCGATGGCGACACCTTCACCGGTACCGCTGTGGATGCCTGTTTCTGGTCGATCCTGTCGGGCCTCCCCCGAAACGCGTTCTACCGCCAGCACCAAGCGACTCTGCAGCCGCTGATCGAGAGCGCCATGCTGGGCTACTTCTGCGCGAACGAGTGGGAAGAAGCGCGCGATCCGCACGGCATCGAGTTGGGTCACTTCCTGCGCTACGGGGTGACGCAGGTAATCGCGCACATCGTGTTCCTGTGCCTGGGGCTGGCAGAGGCGCGCAAGGTGCTGCCCAGCCTCTACGTCGCCCTGTGTGACGACCGCATCGACGACTACCGCCGCGAAATAATGGAGACCTCCACCGATGGCTAACAACCCCTTCAAGAGCAAGGTCAAGGCCCCGAAGACCGATCCAGCGGTTGGCGAGATCGCGAAGACCCAGAACAAGCTGGCTCTCGAAGCGGCGACCTTTGGCCGCGAACAGAACGAGTGGCAGAAGGAACTCGACAAGTACCGATTCGACGTCGCGAAACCGATCATCGCGCAGCAGCAGGGCGTCGCCAACACCGCGCTCGAGCGCGGGACCGACGCGGCTGGCCGGTACGCGTCCGAATTTGCACCCCTCGAGGGCCTGCAGCTGTACGACTCGCTGGGCGCCGGCTGGACCTCGCTCGACGCGCAGAACCAACTCGCCGATCAGATGGCGCAGCAGCAGATCGCCGCTCTGGATGCCGACGTTGCCAGCGGACGGGTGTCGATCTCGGAAGCCAACCGCCAGCGGACTGCGATCCAGCAGCGCGCCGCTACCGAGAAGACCATGCAGGGTGTCTCGAAAGCCGCAGAGGACTCGGCCGCCTCGCGCGCTATCGCCGACACCGCTGCCGGCGAGGGGCGTTTCATTGCCGGTCTGACCGACGAGGCCGCACGCATGGGCGTCGATCCGTCGCGCGTCCTGGCCGGCGCCGGTGCCGCCTCGCCGTCGGCCGCGGCGGCGGCGGCGCACGCCGGCAACACCGCTCGTTTCGGGTTCCGGGAACAGCAGTCCACCAACCTCGCGCGCGGCGTGAACACGGGCCGTGCCATCGAAGCAGATGCCGATCAGGGTCTGGGCCTGGCCGTGAACGCCGGTAGCGCCGCCGTCGGCAACACCAATGCGACCCTGGCGGGCTCGACTGCCGGACGCACCGCGCCAGCAACGTGGTTCGGGCAAGGTCAGTCCGGCCTGAGCGCGGCCAGCGGCACCTATCAGCAGCAGTTCAACAACCAGCAGGCGCGCTACCAGAACGAAATGAATCGCGACAGCGGCCTGCTCGATCTCGCCGGCACCGCAGCGGGCATCTACATGGCGTCCGAGCGCAAGGTGAAGCGTCGCAAGAAGCCGGCGGGCACGAAGAAGGCCATCGACGCGATCCGCGACATGGACGTCGATACGTGGGACTACAAGCCCGGTAAGGGCGACGGCGGGCACCATGTCGGGCCCTACGCCGATGAAATGGCCGAGCTCGGCCTGTCCGACGGCAAGACGGTGCATCCGATGGACACCGCTGGTCTCGCGCTCGCGGGCGTGAAGGCCATCATCAAGAAACTCGACGCCATGGGCCTGGAGCACGCGTGATGGAGAGAGGATCAGCACTCGCCGGCGGACTCGAGCGCGGCTACCGGCTGGGCCTGCTTGGCCGACAAGCCGACAACGCCGAGGAAGACCGCGCATGGCAGCAGGAACAGCGCGCCCGTGAGCGGAAAGGGTGGAACGAAGAAGACCTCCTGAAGGACTTCGAAGCCAACCTCGTCGCGACGCCGGCACCGACGCCGCCCCCGGATCTGCCCGCAGGTGTGCAGCCGATCGCCCAGGCAGGTGCCGATGCGAATGGACTGGCTCCGGCGGCCGCCGCTGCACCGGCAGCCAAGCAGGAAAGCCACCTCGACCGCTACAGCACGACCGTGCAGCGCGCGTTCCAACTTCTGGATGACCCGAAGTACGCCCCAGTGCGCGGTAAGGCGCTTGAGCGGATCACGGCACTCAGCAAGCAATCGGCCGAGATGAATCAGCTGATGGTGGAGGAGGCGCGTCAGCGCGCGCTGCCGCACATGCGCACGCTTTACTCCTCGGGCGTCGGCGATGACCAGAAGTCGGTCGCACTCTCGAGCCTCATGACCGAACTCTACCCGGACGGCCGTCAGTACCGCGCGCAAGTGTCGGGCGACGCAATCACCATTCTGGACGAGAAAGGCCAGCCGATGACCGGGCCCGACGGCAAGCCGATGGCAATGACCATGGCCGACGTCGACACCATGGTTCGTGATGGTCTGGCGACGCCGGAAGCGTTCTTCAACATCCGCCAGGGCGCGATCGAATCGCGCGCCGCCGCCGCCATCAAGGAAGCGGACTACCAGCGCACGCGGAAGGACAAGCTCAACGACCGGGAATACACCGCCAATCAGGAACGGAGCAAGGAATCCCGCGCCGAGGCGCGCGCGCTACGTCAGGACCGCCGCAACTTCATATCGAAGGCCATGGCCGCGTTCGACAAGGATGCCGCGGCGGGTCTGGTCGATTCGAAGGAGCGCGTCGCCTATCTCGAGCAGGTTCGCGCAACGGCAAGCGAAACCTACGGAGGGAGCGATCCCGCGAACCCGGTACCAGGTACCGGGTTGCCAAAGCCCAACCCTGCACAGCCTGCCGGGTTGGGCGCGCCGGGCACAGTCATCGACGTCGATCTGGACACACCTGCGCCCGCCGCAGCGCCCGCCGCTGGTCTGCCGCCCGTGCCTGTGCCGAAAGGTGCATCCGCGCCGACGGGTGCCCCTGAGATCGGCATGCCTGACGATCTCTCCATCGAGCCCACGGCCGTGGAGAAAGTCGGCAAGGCCATCGCCGGCACTGCCGCCGGCGCCGTCGCCGGCCTTGGCGAAGCTGGTCGGGCGATCCAGGCCAAGGTGCCGACCAATCTGGAAAACACCACCCGCACCGTGAAGACCCTTCGCGCCGCCATGGGCACTGGTAAGCCGCTCACGCGTGAAACGGTCGGCCAGGTGCGCGAGCTGGCACGCCAGCCGGATGACGCACTGATCGCCGCCGGCCTGAACCCGCGCGAAATCCAGACCGTTCGGGCCATCGCCCAGAAACTCGGAGCCCGATAATGCCGAAGATGACCGCGCTCGGACGGATGGAGGATGGCGTCGAGTACGCCACCGACGGTCAGACCATCTACCAGTTGGTGCCGGGAAAGGATCGCCCGAAAGCAGTGCGCATCGAGCCTGAACGGGAAGCCCGGATCAAGGCACGCGTCCAGGCCGCGCGCACAGGTGAGGGAACTCCCGCCAAACAGCCGAGTTTCCTGAGTGACATGGGGAACCTCGCCGGTGCGGGGTCGGCCAAGTTGGTCAGCAGCGCCGGGCGCGTCGCCACCGCTGCCGGCCTGGACGAGATCGGGCCCGCTGTCACCCAGGCTGCGGACGATGTCGCGGCGAGCTATCAGGAAGGTCTGAGCGACGCCCAGCGCGCTGCGCAGGAACGCCCCTTTTTCGATGAGGCGGGAAACTTCGACAGCGACGCCGTGACACCGCGTAAGGTCGCAGGGCTGGTTGCGGAGTCCGTGCCGGCCACGGCCGTCGGCATGGGCGCCGGTGCGCTCCTGATGCGCCCCCTGATGGCCGCTGGCATGTCTCCGACCGCTGCCGGTATCACCGGCGGCGCAGTGGGCGAGGGCGCCATCGGCGGCGTTATGTCGGCCGGCCAGATCGCCGAAATCATTGACCAGACGCCCGAGGACGCGCTGGTGACCGCAGAGCCGTACCAGCGCGCCTATCACGCGCTGCCGGCCACCCTGGACGATGCGACGCGCCGGAAGCAGGCGCGCGAGCAGGTGAAGCTGGCCGCGATGAAGGACGCCGGCCTGAGGACCGCCGTGGTCACGGCCATTCTGGGCGCGCCGTCCGGTGCGGCCCTGGGCAAGCTCATTGGGGGCGAGGGTGCCGCCACCCTGGCCGGCCGCGTGGCGAAGCAGGGCGGGCTCGAAATCGCGCAGGAAGTGCCGCAGAGCGCGTTCGAGCAGCGCGCGCAGAACGAAGCCATCCAGCAATTCGCCGATCCGACGCAGGATCTGAACGAAGGTCTCGCCGAGGCCATGGTCGGCGGCGCGCTCGCGGGTGGCGCCATGGGTGCGGGTTTCGGGGCTATTTCTCCGGCCCCACTGCCGCAGGCGCAGCCGGCGCCCGTTGGTGGCAACACGGAAAAGTCGCCGACTTTCGACGTTACCACCGAAACCCCGCCTTCGACCGACGGCCAGTTGGGCGTGCCCGGCCCGCAGCCGCCCGAGAGCATGCCTGTATCGCCGTCCGTGGCCGACCAGCGCGTGCGCGACGTTCAGGCTGCCGTGGACCGCGGCGAGCGCCCCGCGCCGCGTGACAGCACGCGCACGCCCCGCGCCGAGGCCGCGCCGCAGGCAGACGCTACCGGCTACGGTCTGCAGCAGCGCGTCAACGCCGCGCGCCTGGCTCTCCAGAAGCACGAAGCCGCCACCAGCGGCAGCCCGCAATGGGTAGCACAGCACAAGGAACTGACCGGCGCCCTGTTGGACGCCCAGATCGAGAACGCCCGCCACCGCCGCGAGCGCAAGGCCGCTGCCGGGCGTCCGACTGACGAACTCGACCGCTACATCGCCGAGCGCGAGCGCACGCGCGGCACCGGGATTGACGTAGAGGAAGGCGCTGAGGAGATCACCGTCGCGCCGGCGCCGGGCGACCCGCGGCTGGTGGAAGCCGCCGACGAACTCCGTCAGGCCATGCGCGAGCCTGCGCCGGCTTCGAACATCGACGTTCAGGAGGAGACGTTCCCCGTGGAACGTGTCGATGGCGCCCCGCCGCCCGATACGCTCGCGCCGCCGCCCGATGGCCCGGGGAGCAACGTCGCCGTCGACGATGACCCCGAGATAGAGAACATCGACTACCCCGAGGTCGCGCTGGACGAGCGCATGCGGCCGATGCCGCCCGAGGAACGTGCGCGGCTGGATGCCGAGACTGCCAAGGTCCGTGCCCGCATAGAGCGCATCAAGAAGCAGCGCGCCATCCGGCCGGCCGAAGATGATCTGCTGACCGCGATCGCCAAGGCTGGCGGTCTGCGCCGCGATGAGGCTGAGGCCCAAGGCGTCGATCCGGCCAATTTCGGCCGCCGCGGTTTCCGGATCGCACGGATCTTCACTTCGACCGGCAAGTCGTTCGAACACATGGCCGAGACCCTGGCCGAAATGGGTTACCCGGTCACGGATGACGCGGGCAACTATTCCGGCAACTCCATGCTCGAGGCCGTGTCGCGCGCGCTGGCCGGGGATGACATCCGTACCCCGGAGTCGCGCATCGCCAAGGCCGAGGCCAAAGCCGCCGAGGAACCGGAGGCCATCGACGACTTCGACCCGTTCGCCGACGGCAGCGAGCCGTTCCTCGAGGACGAGGAATACGACGGGCTGGAAACCGCCGGCCAGCAGGCCATACTGGATGCCATGGAGCGCGCACGCGAGGCGGGCGTGTCTGAAGATGCCATTGAGTCGATCGCCGAGCGCGCCGCCATACAGGAGCTTTCCGATGAAGAAACCATCGCCCAGTACGAAGCAGCCATCAAGCGCACGGCTGGGCGTCCTGGCGGCGCTGGTGAAGTTCAAGGACAACCGGGCGGCGAAGCACGTACCGAAACGGCGGGCGACAATGAGCCCGTCCTCAAGCCGTACACTGCCGAAGAAGTAGCCGCCCGCGAAGCCGCGAAGGCCGGCGTCCAGAAGGCGAAGGACGACGAGGACAAGAAGGCCGCGGCCGACGCGCAGCGCGATTCCTTCACGCTGACCGGCAGCGACCGCGATGCCGATGTCGCCGCCTCCAAGGGGCAGGCTGGGCTGTTCGATGTGCCTGCCAAGAAGCCGGAAACCGAATCCAAGGTAATCAAACAGGCGAGAGCGAAGGTCGGCGAAGAACGATTTGCCGAACTGGTTAAAGCTCGACTGGACGCGACCCCCGACACCATAGCGTTCGGGCAAATGCGAGCCATCCTTGAAGATGTCGCGCAGCAGGTGCTGGATGACGACATCGCCGTTCCCGAAGATCATCCTCTACAGACCGACAAGCGCGAGGACTACATTGATCGCGCGATAATGAGCCGGGTCTACACGCCCAACGAACAGAAATTGCGTGAAGCAATTTCGCGTGATGCCAGCAATGACGAGATACTGACCATTTCTCAGTTGAAGCATGCAGGTCATGGCGGAAGCTGGGACCGCGCGTATGTCATGGTTCAAGGTTCGACGCTGACTATCAATGCGAACCCCGTCGAAACAGTCACGCTCAAAGGGAACGAAGTCGCGAAAAGGCTGCGGCGACTGTACGGAAGCCCGGTCGACGCCGCCGCTCACGCTGCCGCCACCAGCCCGAAGAACGACCTTCCCGACCCTACCGACGCGCAGAAGGAAGCTGGCAACTACCAGAAGGGCCATGCCACCGTCGATGGCCTAAACATCAGCATCGAGAACCCCGCCGGCAGCAAGCGTCGCCCCGAATGGCCGACGCTGAAATCCCACTATGGCTACCTGAAGCGCACCGAGGGCGGTGACGGCGAACACATCGACGTCTTCATTCGCCCCGGTACGGAGGCCTCGCCGAAGGTGTTCGTCGTGGACCAGGTCAACACCGATAGCACGTTCGACGAGCATAAGGTGATGATGGGCTGGAAGTCGCAGGCCGGCGCGCGTCTCGGCTAC